ATTCCGGAGAGCCATCGAGAACCTGGATCCTATTTCATCAATTTCAATGATTCGCTCACAAATTTATTATGTAAACAGGGGGATGTCATCTTGTTCGATGCAAATTTGATTCATGTAGGTACGATCAACGACCGGGATGACAATTTACGTATTCAGTTGAAAGTGAGCCATGTCGACGATATACCTCTATTAGATTATTATAATAATTTTCACAAGGTTCTCGATGAAGACAACCAACTCCCCAAATATCTAAGAAAAATGCAACGGAATTTGTCTTGTACCTTCCCCGGGATCTCCGACATGGGGCAAAAGATCAATATTGATTCTGCGCGGGGCTCGGACAATGGGGCGACGGTCGGACCGGTACAAAAAGCGTTTTCATATTTGTTCTATGGTAAGTCTAATTTTTACGATTTACCAAATGCCTATTAAGGGAAACCTACGGTTTCCCTTAAGATCCCATCCCTTAATGATGTTTTTTTTTGTTGATTGTTTGTAAACTGCTTTTGTTAATAGTTTGCAAATCATGTTGTTAGGTAATTTTTGAAACGCTTACTTTTTGAGGGAAGGGGTTGTAGGGGAGTTAGAAACGCTTCGCGTTTCTTGACGTAGGTTTCCCTACGGCTAATTTGTGTGCCGGTTTGTTATGATCGCACCCCGCGTCTATAATATGAAAATCCACTTTGGCCGCATTTCCCCCCGTGACCGCGCTCGCCAACCTCGCTAATCCCCACGATTGCGGAGTTTGGTTCGGCCGAGAACCCGACGAATAATAGGCCCCCTCGCCCTTATTGACTATTTTGCGTAAAGCTTTTACGGAGCAACCGGTGGCTTTGGCCAAGGCCTTGTTGGGGACAATGTTCTCTAAACCATAAATGCGCTGCGCGTTTTTGATATGTTTCGATGTTTTGTTATGGTAAGACTTGAGTTTACTTCGTGTAAAATACTTACCCTGTTTATAGAGGCGTCGAGAACGCATCAACATTCGTTTTTGTTTAATTTTATCTCTTTTATTCAATGTACGAGGTAAGTAACGTAAAGGAAATGTTATTTCTGTCATTATAGTATATAGTCCACTTATAAAATAAATATAAAATGAATCGCCCTGTATTTAATCCTTTAGTGGCACTCGAACAAAAGCCCGAAGTCACCGGTATTCCCGTGGTGAATATTCGTTTTTTAGAGGCGAGGAAGGTGGCAGAGGTTGAGGGAGAACCTTTGCAGGCTGTTCGGACCGGGGTGAAAATCGTGAATAAACGCCGAGGCCCCGAATACCGCGAAGAAGTGTTACAACGTCTCGCTAAAAACGCGAATTTGCCTTTTGTGAGAACCAGTGATGCTAAGCAAGTGATTGAAATATCAGCAATAGAAGAGGTAGTGGCCGTCAACAATGAACCTGTCAAATCGGTCAAGCGGCTTGTAATCAAGCAACCTGTTGTAGTAGCGGAGCAACCTATGAAAAAGCTTGTTGAAGAGCCTATGGAAAAGCTTATGGAACAACCTGTGGAAAAGCTTGCGGAAGAGGCTAATGAAGAGGTCGCAGAAAAGCTTGTCGAAAAGCCTGTGGAAGAGCCGGTGAAAAAGCCTGTAGAAGAGCCTTTTGTGGAGGAGCCGGTCCAACCGAAGGTTCTCGAGGAAGAAAAGGTCCCTGAGGAGGCGCTCCCGCCCAAGCCTAAGCGTAAGCTCAAGCTCAAAATTGTCGCGGACCAAGGTACCAAAGTCGATTTAACCACGGCGGTCATTCGCACGCAAAAGGTGGCGGACCGACTTCCCAAACCGCAGGAGAAACTCGTACTACCTGTATCCAGTTTTTATATGAACAACCGTAAAATATTTATCCAGAAGCTGGGCGAGATGTTCAAGTCGTACCGCCAAGAAATTTTATCCGATAGTCAAACTGTGACATGCGACACCCTGGCATCCTCCAAATCATTCGACCTGTTGACCCACCAAAAGATCGCCCGGGATTATCTGAATCTCTACACCCCGTATCGCGGACTCCTCCTCTACTTGTCGCTAGGATCAGGGAAGTCGTGCACCAGCATTGCCGTGGCCGAAGGAATGAAATCGAACAAACGGATTGTTGTCATGACCCCCGCCTCACTAAAAACCAACTTTTTCAACGAACTGAAGAAGTGCGGCGATGTTCTCTATAAACGCAACCAATTTTGGGAATTTATATCCATTGAGGGCCACCCCGAATACGTCAATATTTTATCGACCGCCCTCTCGCTCACACCCGATTACGTCACCAAAAACCACGGGGCTTGGCTCGTCAATATCAACAAGGAATCCAATTTCTCGGAACTCTCCGCCACCGACCAGGCCAAGGTGGACGACCAGTTGAATGAGATGATTCGCACCAAATATGTCGACATCAACTACAACGGCCTCAATAAGAATAAATTAAAGGCCATGACCGACGACCTGACCCGCAACCCCTTCGATAACAGTGTGGTCATCATCGACGAGGCCCATAATTTTGTCAGCCGTATCGTCAATAAGTTGAAAAAACCGGACACCATACCGTACCAACTCTATAAATTCTTGTTGAGTGCGAAGAACGCCCGCGTGGTGTTGTTGACCGGTTCGCCCATCATCAACTACCCGAACGAGGTGGGGATCCTCTACAACATCTTACGGGGCCATATCAAGACGTGGAAGTTTACGCTGAATGTCCAGACAAGTGAAAAGATCACCACAGACACGATTTTGACGATGCTGGACAATGAGCGTTTCCGGACATACGATTTCATCGAGTACGCGGGCAATGTTCTCACCGTCACGCGTAATCCGTTTGGATTTGTCAATGTCAAGAAACGCGGGGTGGCAAAGGGGACCGTACGCGCCCCCAGAAAGGTGGGTGGAGGTACCCGTAAAAAGCGCAACGACGCGGACCAGACCATGATGTTGATGCTGGGCGGAGAAGGCGATGTTTTCAATAAATATGGTGGCGTCCACCTCGATGAGCAAGGTAACATCAGCGATGACGAATTCCAAGCCCGCATCATACAGATTTTGAAAAAGAACGGGGTCGATGTCCAAATGGGTTCCATCGAAATAATAGAACACAAGGCACTGCCCGACGACCCGGAAGCATTTTTCAATGCCTTTATCAACGCCGACACCGCGGAATTACAGAATATTCCTCTGTTCCAGCGCCGTATTTTGGGGTTGACGTCGTATTACCGCAGTGCCCAAGAGACATTACTCCCGGCCCTGGTGAAGACCGAAAACGGCGACGATTATCATATCGAGCGTGTGCCTATGAGCCCCCAGCAGTTCGGCGCGTACGAAAAGATACGTAAGGAGGAGGCTGATAAAGAACGGAACGCCAAGAAACGTAAACGGGCGGCCAAGGGCGCCGAGGATTTATACACGATCTCGTCGACCTACCGCATCTTTTCGCGCGCGGCATGTAATTTCGTGTTTCCCTCGTCGATCGAGCGCCCGCTGCCTAACGCCAAACTGTTAGATGTCGAAGAGGGCGAAGAGATCGACGAAGGCAGTTTCGACGCGGTTCCGCCCCAACAGGTGCAACTAGTGGATGCGTTTGCTAGCATTGAAGACGAAGAAAGGGTCCAGGCTGGCGAAGCCGAAGAGGCCAAATACGAGAACCGTATTAAAAAGGCACTGGAGGATGTGTCTGCTCGGGACCCCAATACCGGCGAGAGCATGTATTTGTCTAAAACGGCGCTGCCGAATTGCAGCCCTAAATTCGCGAAGATATTAGAGAACTTGCAAAACCCGGTCAATGAGGGATTACATCTGTTATATAGTAATTTCCGAACGATCGAAGGGATCGGACTCATCAAACTGATTTTGGAAGCCAATGGATTCGCCGAATTTAAGATCCAGCGGAGCGGGACGGATCTGTGGGAATGGATCGAGGACGAGGCCGATGTAGGTAAACCCAATTTTGTTCTCTATACCGGGACGGAAGACGAGGACGAAAAGGAGATTAAACGTAACATATATAATGGATCGTGGGACACGGTGCCGTCCAATATTGCGACGAAATTACGCGAGCGTGCCGAGAATAACAACCTGGGCGAGATCATCAAGATTTTTATGATCACGAGCTCGGGGGCGGAGGGGATTAATTTGAAGAACACCCGGTTCGTACATATTGTGGAGCCCTACTGGCATATGGTGCGTATTGATCAGGTGGTTGGACGCGCACGCCGTATCTGCAGTCACCAAGATTTACCGGAAGACATGCGTAATGTGAAGGTGTTTTTATACGTGACAGTGTTCAGCGAACAACAGAGTACGGATGAGAAAAACATCGAATTACGCATACGTGATGTGAGCCGGGTGGATAAGAAGACGCCGGTAACGACGGACGAATCGCTGTACGAGATCGCGAGTATCAAACAGAGAACTAACAACCAGATATTAAAGGCGATGAAAGAGACGGCGATCGATTGTCAACTGTATGCGAGCACCTCGAAACGCGCTGCGGGCGACGAACAATTGGTTTGCTACGGGTTTGGTAAGGTGGAGTCGAACCAATATGCGTCTTACCCAAGCTTCGAAGAGGACAAGGGGGCCAAGGAGGGGCTGGACGTACAACGTATCAAATGGACAGCCCAAAAGATCAGCCAGGACGGGGTGGATTATGCGCTGAATAAGGATACGATGGAGGTGTACGATTATGAGAGTTATAAACGGGCGCTGGAATTTGGATCGGAACCGATATTGATTGGAAAACTGGTCCGCACCAACAATAAGTATGTTATTCGCAGAGGATAATAGACTATATGTTTTGTAAATTATATTAACGACGTGGTTAATATAATTAAGTTTCAAGAATTAAAGGATGGGGTCATAGGGGTGAAGGGAATAGGTAATGATTATGTTAACTAAAAGCTAAGATAATTTATAAAATAAGTTTACAATAAAAGGGAGGGTTTGCAAGGAGTTAAAACGCAATGCTTTACGAAGTAAAGCAAAAGCGTTTTTGACGTAGGTTCCCTGCTTAGAACCGACGGACAGGGAAATCCACACCCGTGATGGTGTAATAAAGGACATGGAGATCATCAACCACCTTGATGGAATTATCACTAAATGCGAAGGTAATGCTAGCATTCACCTTGTCGTTGGTGACGGAATCGATGTAGGACTTGGTGACGCTGACACTCGTGACCTGAAGATCCTTGATGGGGGTTCCGGCATCATCATTGGCAACAATGGTTCCGGCAGCATCGCTGTAGATGCTGATCATCGCCATTTGGTTGGAGGCAAACAGACCGTTAATCGTAGCAGTGATTTGATCGTAATCCGCGGCCCAAATTTCGACAGGAGCAGACATTTTATATATTTTCACGACAAAAAAAATTGGCTAAACCAAGAACTATGGATACATGTTGTCCTAAATAATTATAATTTTCGAAGGCAATTCATACGATTGGATAAATATTTGTTGTCGATAAAAATATAAAAACGAACGCGCTTAGTTTTTTATATTTCTAAAGCTAATGAACGAAGAAAATAACGTTTTGACCATAAAAACTGTCCAAATTCAACCGATTCGTAACATGATAACGGCTATTAAAGATATTTTGACGGATGCCACGATCACTTTTACTAAAGACGGGATGAAAATCATCAATTTCGACAAGACCCATACAATTTTGGTCAATGTTATTCTAAATTCCCACAAGTTTGAGCAGTATGTCTGTAAGCCGGACAAGATCATCGTGTGTGCGAATACCCTACATTTGTTCAAGGTGATTTCCACCATGTCGAACGACGATACGTTGTCGATGTATATCGACCAATCCGACTACCATGACGGCATCGTCTCCCATCTGGGATTACAATACGACAATGGTGATATTAAACAGTGTTATAGCCAGAAGCTGCGGCTCATTGAACCTGACACGGAGGAGCTGGTGGTCCCCGACGTGGAATATTCGACCGTGATCAACCTGCCCACATCGGATTTTCAAAAGATCATCCGTGACCTAAACGGTATTTCGGACCGTATCGAAATCAAGTCGGTGGGGAATGACCTGATATTTTCGTGTGAGGGTAACTTTGCCTCGTCGCGGATTTTCAGGTCGGAATCGGACGGTAACATGGAGTTTATTCAGAAGTCGGATGCTTCGGTCGTGATTCAGGGCGAATTTTCCCTAAAGTCATTGTCGCACTTTATCAAATGCACCCCGTTATGCAGTCATTTAGAGATGTATTTGGGTAACGACTTACCGCTAATTGTGAAGTACGATGTGGCGTCGCTCGGGGAAATTAAGCTGTGTTTAGCACCTTTGCCGCCTTCATAAGGAGCCTATTATTCGTGTTTATATTCTTGCACCTTTGCTGATTTATGTTACGGAAACAATTTAGGTAGGATAATATATAATGAGTTGCACCATAGCAGAAGTAAAACGCCAGTTAGAATCCGTGACAGAAAAAATACAAAACATACATAACCTGTTGGACAGCTGCAAGGAATTGAAAAAACACAGATTTACTATCAAACTTGTCAAGAGTGATGATGCGTTTAATTCTACACCTTCGCGCATTTTAAATGCGCGTGGTAACGTTACTTTGCCTTATGTACCAACAGAATCGCCCCCTTCAGGGAGCGATTTAAATCGACAAAGGTCTAAAAGCAAGAGTCGTAGTCTTCGCACTGCATCATTGCGAGTAGGAGGAAAACGACGCAAGACTCATCGCAATACACCTTTGCCGTTTTAAAACGCCCACTTTAGTAGGCGTTTTTATTGGCAAAGGCAACGTTACCACGCGCATTGAAAATGCGCGAAGGTGTAAAATTGATTAGATAAATAGACCCTACGACGGTATAAACAGTGAAAAAATGCGCAACATTTCAAAATACGTAGATGCCATCAAGGGTAATATTGCGTTCCGAGTAGGTCAAAGTGCCCAAGAGAATTTCGATCTGATTGACGATGCGCACCCCCGCGACATCTGGTTCCATGTGAGCCAAGAATCGTCATGCCATGTAGTTGCTACCCTGCCAGAAGGTAACAAGTACGATAAAAAACAGTTGCATAAGATTGCGGTTCAGGGGGCGGTGATTTGTAAACAACACTGTCGCTATAAATCTGAAAAGGATATTCGCGTGATATACACCACCATCAGTAATGTAAAAAAGGGGAACTATGTAGGAACCGTTTTTGTGGAAGATTACAAAACATTGACTATTTAACGTAACAATACCTAACTTTTTTTTTTCATCGATGGGTCAAGTAAAAGAGACGAATATGACGATAGACTCTGTAATAGAAATCCGTGAGCTTGCTTTCGAGGTAATAATAGGCGTCTTCGAGAACATAGTAGATGTAGACGAAGAACCCGCGCTTGTAACGCTCGGCGTACCATTCCTCCTCGCGCCGCTCCATCTCTTCCCAGTCGCGCTCGGCCTCCTGATTCATTTTTTCTTCCCATTCCCGGCGTTCTTCGTCCTCGGCAATGTAGTCCATAGCAGCATTGTAATAGTGATCAGGCGTCGACATGTTGGTCCAGTTACAGTTACATCTAGATAAAACAAATATAAATAATTCAATTTTTTAAGGGAAACCTACGGTTTCCCTTAAGATCCCAGCAGGGAACCTACGGTTCCCCTGCGACCCCTCCCTCAAATTGAAACCAATTATGTTAACCAGCGTGTTAAGATAATTTCCAAGGTGGTTTCCAAGATCATCTACTGTTTAAGGGAGGGGTCAGAGGGGAACCGTAGGTTCCCCTGATTAGAGGTCTTTCTCGGCGTGCTCCATCAATATGCAGACATTGTGGTGCATGATCTTGAGATCCTCCTTCTTATCGTGGTCCCGCATAGCCTTCGTCTTCTGCTCGATGGCCATTTTCAGGCGCTTAAGCGAGTTCAGGTACGTCGTGGTCTTGTCGGTCATGCCGCGGTCCTTGGCCAAAATCATCCAGCCGAGGTGTTCGAACATGTGCTTGTACCAGTGGTGGATGCCGTGGAACGTGGTGTCACAGCATTCACCGAGGGGGTGATCCATCATCGAGTGATGGGCAGACTTGCTATGGTGGGCTTTGCGCGTATGGTGGCGGGGCATTCTCAAAAATATATAATATCTAGTCATAATGTATATAATCGGCTAAAATGAGTACAAAACGCGCCACAGAAGTTAAATTAGATAGTCACCATATTAGAAATATTATTATTTTTGAACAGTTCATGAAAAAACAGGGTCACCCAGGTGTTTTAGATAAAATGGACAAGGAACATGTGAGAAGCACGCTGATGAAACTGCGTTTCCCCAAAAAGACCGAAACGAATAAAATACATGACTTTAGCGAGGCATTGAAAAAGGCAAACCCGGAATCCATCCCTCAGGGCACGCCGCCCACCCCCGAACCCGGATCCGCGGAAAAGAAGACGAAAGCCAAGATGATCAAGGAAATGAACAAATTAGGTGAGTTGCGGTTTGATCCCGACGCCCGCGAGCGCACCGGACTTCCTTTTGCAGGTGCCGATTTTGAGAGCGCCAAGGCCAACTTCAATAAGACAGCCAAGATGCAACAATCGATGAAAGGACGAAGCAAAAGCGCGTCTCAAAAAGGCGGCCGCAAAACGCGAAAGAATAGAATGTAAAACTACTTAATTACGTTAGCAAAAATAACATAATTAAATTATTACCACCCCTCCGTGCAAGGATGGGATCTTAAGGGAAACCTGGGTTTCCCTTAAAATTCAGGTTCGTGTTTCTTGAACAAGCACCCCTGCTTCAATAGATTGGGTATGTTGATGATGATGGACGGGTCCTGAAGATCGCCTACATCCAACCAAATCTTGATAATACAAAAATTTTTCTTGGGCGAAATGGCGATGCCGTTGATGTGACGACTGTGCCGGGGGTCGACACATAACGTTTCACCGCATAAACTATAAAACAGACTCCTCCACACTTCCGGGACGGCCTTGTTGACCACCTTGTAAGAAAAACAACCGCCATTGCGATTACGTGGGTCCTCCCACATGGGCGTAATCCCTTCCCTCATCACAAAAAGCATACAATTCTTAACCACATTTTCGTGGATAGATTCGTTCAGCGCGATGACCTTTTCGACGGTATCGATGGAACCCATAATAATTGTATAACTGGAAAGATCCCAGCTTTTGTCGTGTGGTAAATGGTAATATAGATCCCATTTACCATCGAGAGAATGTTCAGAGGTAGGTATACTCACCGTATCCATAGTGACTACGCCCGTATAGTATTAGTGAGAAAAAACTTTATATTGTTTTACTTCAAACAAACGTTTTGACCTTGTAAGAATCCTTTTCCAACATAACGTAATCGCTGGAGGAGAGTTCAATAAAATTAATATTATTATCCATAATGGCGAGGGTATAATCCGTGTCAAACGAACAGCAGTGACGGTTATGTTGATATTCCAACAAGCGCCTGACGAATGTCGGTGTGAAAAGTTCGTTGAATTCCATATACATCCCCGGATCCAGGGAGAGCGGTAACACAGTGTTGGTCTTGGGTTGTTTATATTCGATGCTTAGGAACTTGACACTGGACGGATGTTTCGAAATAACCAATCCGTTCTTATCCGCCTTGATCGCTTTCACTAAATATTGGTTTTGCGTATTTCGCATCATCAAACATTTGATTTGGTGAGGCTCCTCGACCCCTTCCGGAAGATGTAAAAAAAAATCTGAAAATACGTAATTGTCGTCACGTTCACGGTCACCTTTACGGTCACCTTTACGGTCACATTCGTAATAATAGTATTCGTGAAAATAAAACGGATCACCACTATTGCATGGATTGCGATCCAATTTGGATATCGATGTCCATTCGGCAGTGAACGGTTCAATACGGTTGTTGGTAACAATAGTTTGCAAAAATCTCCATATGTAATTAGCAATGTCGATACTATACTTGACACAGATATTGGTGTTATACGCCGTTTTCCAAAAGGTCTGCCAACTGGATGTTATTTCGCTGTACTTAACCAGCACATTCACCGTGAGGTATTGATAATTTATTTGAGATACAGCATTAATAAAAATATTATATAACGGGACGACTGGTTGCACAGCTCGGGTCACGGCCACGATTACTGTATCAATAGTATCCACAAAACTAGTCGTATTCGGTATACTGAACATTACAGTATAGTAGCGAAAAATGTTTATATTGGTTTTTGCGGCATTATTATTCGCATGTGGTACCATTCCATACAAAATTCACGTAAAACTATTTATTGCCCCTGAAAAACAATAAATAGTTTTTGCCCTGAAAAAACTGTAAATAGTTTTTTGCCCCCAATGAGAATCGAACTCATAACCTTCTCCTTACTAGAGAGACGCTATACCACTAAGCCATAGGGGCGGTATGTGGAGGAGGAAATGGTTTCCCGCTCTCCCTCCACAATAATATATACGGTACCGTTTTTATATTTGTTTTAACACATTAAATAAATCGTATATTTTTTAGATGTCCAGTGACACAGTATTTCTGGCGGAACCGTTACGGCGGCGGTTGGTACGCTTCGGCATGTTACCATTTTGTAAGTCCCGCAGTGAACTGATGGAAATCATGGAGTCATCCTCGGTATTGATGTTCTTTACGGACGCATCTGCTGCAGGGCCCGAAGTCTCATGGATGTTTACCGTGCGGGTCTTGAGTCCGGCCAAAATATTATCTATGTCGGTGTTCTGAGGACCGCGCATCTCGGGTCTCGGTTGGGCCTGACCCTGACCCTGGTTCGAGCTGGGCCGCATCGCCTCCGGGATACGGGTGCTATCGTTGACACCTGCAAACCCGCTATTGAGCTCTACTCCCGATTCACGAAACATGGATCCGGTGGATCCTCTACCCGCTTGGATGTCGGGGCGGTTAGCAGGGGTCTCGGTAAACACCATGCTACCCGGACGTTGCGGGGGTACCTGGCTCTTGGTCTCTACTGGGGCAGGGGGCGGGGGACCCCGCGGACGGGCGGCCTCTTGCTGCATAAAATTGTTGGCCATCGCGAAACCAGGCGACGCCTGGCTCATGCTGCTCACCGTCGCATTCGTAAACATACGCATCAACTCTGGATTCTGTTTCATGATGTCGTTCACCCCCGGCACCGCACTCGACAAGGCCTTGTTGGAGAAATTGAGCACGGCTGCGCTGAACCCCAGACGTAAAATCAACGATATCTCCGGGGCCAACTTCCCGCCCTTGTATTTATCGTGCAATTCGGTAAAAATGTCCTCGTAATCGTCCAGGTTCTCGCTCACCTGCTCTCCCCACCCGTCCAAATTCAGGTCAAAGGGATTAAATGCGGCATTACCGTATTCGAGCGTATTGACAAACGTCATGAGCCAGTGACCGTAGAGCTTGACCCCGTCTTTGCGGCGCTTATCTTCCATGGCCTGCTCGTACTCGTCCTCCACCTCCTCATACGACGAATCCATGTTGAAATGGGAATTGTGCTTGATGAGCCCCTTCTCGTACCAATCGTCGAGCTTCTTAATCATCGCACGCTTCTTTTGACGCTTCTCGCGGTCCGACATGCGGCCCGAAGACACACTGGCCGACACCGGCACCTCATTGAGCTTGGAGAACCCGTCCCATGTCTTGGTCGTGCCGGCGCTATCGCGGGTGGCAGCGCCCAGATTGGAATCGTTTTTCGAATCATCTTCCATACGGATAGACACCTCTTTGGCCGGCTCGCTCGACGTAAACCCGCTGCCGAAAAAGCTGTTGGCAAATCCACTGAGGGTTTTCGTGCCACCACCCCCGCCCCCCATACCGCCACTACCGACCCCCGAAATCTCATTGAGTTCGTTCTCGAGGGAGTCCAATTCGCCTAAATTTAAATTCATCGTGCTAGCCGACCGCTTTTTGTCGTTCATCAAAAGCTCGATGCCCGACCCGAAACTCACACTCGGCTTATTTTCGCTTATTTCTATCGAAATCGGATCCAAATTATCTGCACCAATATCTATGACTTCCATACTTCAATTATGATAGTGTTACAATATTTATTTTTAAATCGTCCGCATAAGTAATTATATTTTTTTGTTTGAAATACCATAATCCTTGTAAAAAACAATCGGCTAGATCATCCTTTTTCTTGGTATCTAATTTGGGTAACCAGGCCGAGAACCCGGGGTTTTGCTGTAATATCCGAGAACAATAGTCGATCCCCGATACCTTATGATCTTTGTAACTGGTTTTTTCTTGTTCACCCGTCTTTATCGCAACAAATTGTTTGAGTTTATGCACCGATGAAACAAACGTGATGTCGACGTTCTCGATATGATCAATATAATACTGTGTCAACATACCTTGTAAAGTTTTCATGCGGGTGGCGATGGGGGAGATCTGATTCTCAATAATGACATGGGTAAGGGTGGGGGTAATGGGGCTCGCGTTGAGAACCTGTTTCAACCGTTTTCCGATCAAAATCAGGTCGGCGTCCCCGGCGTTCTCAGCCTTTTTCTTCACAATGGGCTCTAAACATTGTTTATCATAAAAAGCAGCGATTTTATCGACTATTTCGTCCTTTTTGGGTTTCGCCTGGTTCTCGGGTCCAAAAAGAAAAAGGGATTTTGAGAGTTGTTCTAATTCGGGAACTTTGAGTTTTTTCAGATGGGGCTTGGTATGTTTTTTGGTGGGAACAATAAATGCGCATTTTTTGGCGTGCTTATCGCAGTAACATTGCCCATTTTTCTGGTATTTGGCGATTTTACCACACGGTGTCGGAGAGGCCTTTTTGTTTTTCCCGGGATTTGTCTGATTGCATTGTTTATCGGGGGCTTCTTGTTCTAAAAGGGAGAGAACATTCCAATCCAAGATCGAGAGTGTGTTTTTATCGTCGTATTCGAGAACACAGTAGGCCAGGTTTTTGATACCAACATCGTAACTGATGAGGCGCATAGTGTTTTATTTCTATATACTACGACCTTTTTACATCCTATATCAACAAATAAATAAACCAATAAGAAAAAACACGGTTTAGTTATACAAGTGTTACAAAGACAAGGACAAACAATAAACTATGACTACAATGGAAGGTTGTTGTTGTAGCGACGGGCCATGCGGGCCATGTTGGCTCGGCGGGCATTCTCTCTCGCGAGATCCGGTTTCTCGAGTCTCCAGACGCTTGCCAATAAATTTTTACGTTCATTCGCCGAGAACCTTAACTCACAAATGACCCGTTTGAAGGTGTTCACATTCAACCTTTTCAAGGTCAATAGGTTCTCCTTTTGTTCTCTAGAAATTTGGATACTTTGAGTATAACCCGCGAGAATGAGATTGTCCAAATTATACATAAATGATCCTTCTTGCGCTTCGGGCCAAAGCCGCTGACGAGGCTCACCTGCTTCTTGTTCGGGTTGCGGGGGTGCTGGTTGTTCAGGTTGCGGGTGAGCCGGTGGTTCGTATCCAACAATAGGTGCATACGAAATGTTGCTGATATAATAGCCCGCTGGCACCATAATAATTTGCTCTGTTGCCATGTTGTTGTTATTGTTTGGTTCCGTTAGACTTTTAGTGTCTATACTAGTCAATTTTTTAAGGGAACCTACGGTTTCCTTAAGATCCTTCCCTTAAACTTTAAGGGAGTTAGAAATGCAATGCTTTACGAAGTAAAGCAAAAGCATTTCTTGACTAGGTTTCCCTTAAGATCCCATCCTTATCTTGTAACGGCTTAGCGTGACTGTTGTTTAAGCAACTCAGCCTGCGTGATCACCGGCGCGATCCGGCGTGCCTCCAATTGCTCCCGGGTCAAGTACAAATCCTTCAGGTCGCTCTGCTCGTACCCAACCGGCTTGGTTTTATCCACCATCGAGTCAAACATATAGGGGGTCTGGATCCCCGAGACCTTGTTGGACTGAATACTAGGGAGGTCCACCGGGCGTTTGAAGTACCCCACGTCATTGCACGCCTCACGGAAGTTGTATTCCAAAATATCTTGGGAATTCTTCATCAAAAACTGGCGATATTCCCAGTTAGACTTGATACCATTGTTCTCGATGAGGCTGGCATTGTCCACCGATTCGGGTTGCCACGAACCAATCACCGCGCGCCCGTCGCTCATCAACGGCGGAAACTCGGGATATTTGTTGTTGGTCCCGTAGCCTAAAGAAGAACGGGGAACCGTTTCTTTGATGATGGGATAGGCACATTCTAAATTTACAGGTTGAAATGGCGAAAACATACTATATTTTATGTCTTATATATAATCTAAAATATAATAAAAACTATTGCAGGCATTGCAGGCACTACTGTGATGACTCGAGCAGCTTCAATAAATCGTTCTTCTTCAACTTGCTAGCATCACTGCAGAGCCCCTTGGTAATCACCAACTTTTTTAAATCCTGCACATGCATTTTGCTGTAGATATCTTTCGAGTGGTCAGTCACATCGGCTAAGTCACCATGGTCGTTTGTCTCCTCGTTCGCCATCTTCTCAATGATCAGGTCGTCGGTCTCGCACATGAGCGGGGGCACTTCTTCTAAATCGGTTGTATCGTGTGCGTCTTCAGTGTCCATAGCATCGTCCGCATCATCCTGATCAGCAATCTCTTCCAGGTTCTCCACATCGATGGTTTCCGAAAGCTCCATGTTGATGATTTTGATTTTAGGTTCGGAGTTGGCGCGCTGTTCTTCAAAGACAATCACTTCCTCGTCCTCATCGTCGTCCTCCTCATCATCCTCATCGTCATCGTCCTCGTCATCGTCCTCATCGTCCTCGTCCTCGTCCTCGTCGGAGACAACAATACGATCGGTCGGTTCGGTCCGAACAAAATAGGCGTCTTCGGTGCCACCAACGGCCACCTCGGGGGCACTTTTAGAAATATGAAAGCCTCTCTGAGCCATTTGGGGCGGTTGGTACTGCATCATGTTCGTGCGGTAAATCATGGAATCAATCTGTTGACGAATATTGTTGATGATCTCAAACATCGTATCCGACTTTTGTTCGAGAACATTGATGCGCTGCTTAAAATGGTTCACCAGCAACAGTATCAGTAAAAACGTTATTGCTAAACTTAAAAAGAAAAACGTCTCGATAATATTGAAAAGGGCCATTTTTATTATACTACAACAAATAATAAGCTCTAACGGTACGCAACGCGAATTTTATATTCTATTAGTTATATAACTAATCATAGAATGGAAGAGGAGAACCGGTACGTAGAAGAAGTCAAACCGAATAGCGAGAATCCCCGCCTAAATAAAAATACGATTATTGGGATATTGGTGTTCCTATTGGTTTTATCCTTTTTAGGAATAAATTTACTGGTTGCGGGCGGAGATTTATTGAAATCGGTCTACGACTTTTTCGCGCCTTTGATCAACCAGATCTTATACCTTTTCGGGTTCACGGCCGGAACCGTGATAAACAAAACCGCGGATATAGTCACAGACACTGCTAAATTGGGGGTGGATATTGCGGGCGGTGCGGTGCATGACGTCGGCAATTTATTGATCGATACGACCAAGACCACGCCCTTGGATAGTAAAATCAACAATGCCCCGATCAAATTGAATGATCATCAGCCGGACAGTTCAGAGAACCCGATACAAAACCCAGTGTCGGCCGCTAAAACGAGCTGGTGCTTGGTGGGCGAATACCAGGGTCGCCGTGGTTGCATCGAGATTTCCGAGCGTGATAAATGCATTTCTGGTCAGGTGTTCCCCGAACAAAAAATGTGTTTGAACCCGACTATGACCCCTAATCGTGAGGTCCATATTGCGCCTATCCCCCTCGGCCCACAATAGAAACCTTATATAAATTATTTTAACAACCGGGTTAAGATAATTTTAAGTGCATCCGAAAGAGGCTTAAAAACTAGGCGCGAGTATAATTATACACCGCCCTACTATGGATCTAAAGATTTACGCGATAGAATTAGAAAATGAAAAAGCATTTATTTGTGTGAGTCCGACGACCGACCAAGCGCTCTTGTTCCAAGAGTGTCGGTATATGTTCGAGTTCGTCAAGGAGAACCCCCCGCTATCCATTCTGGGCCAATACGACATTATCGACACACTCGACGTCAACATCTATGTCAAACAGTATATGCGCTATTACGGCATTGACAATGTACGTGGCGGGATTTATACCGAACCGGTGCTGCCAGATCATTTGCAACAATCGCTACAAGTCGAGCTCGATTCAACATTCGATAATTACCGTAAAAATGTAGAATCGGTTCACGACGTGATGAACTATTATAATGCGCACCCCGTCACGGATATATCGGCGGAGCTCGAACGCCTATCTGCCCAGGTCGACGAATATAATAAGAAAAAGGCGCTCTATACCCAACTGTCTGCCGATAAAATTGGTGACATCATTCGGGACATTGAGTGGTTGAAGCGCGAAGCCGAGGAGCAGCGTAAAACGTACGATATCAAGGCCGATACGGTGGAACAGTTGCACCGGACCCATTTTACGAAGGGCCAAAGCAACGAAGAAAAGGATCGCGCAGCAGCGTACAAAGCCATCTTGGGAAGAATGCATATTTTGATCCGGGCTTACTATGACCTGCAAGAGAGTACGGTAGCCATTGACAGCTCTTATTTTCGTAGTCGGATGGAGAGTGTCCGTAACCATAAGGTGGAACCCACCGCGCTCGTGCTGCACCCCCAGTTCTGCCTAGACAACGTGTTTCTGCACCCATATTCCTTGATGAACTGGTCGAGCTACCTGGACACCGCGAACATATTGCTCGACAATATCATCTATATGGCATATACTGTATTGAACTTGTCGGACGAGCTGGCGTACGATCTGGAGAACTACCCCGATAATTTTGATAAAATGTTGGAGTATTCGATCCGTTGTGTTGTCGACACGATTCCCCAGTCTAATGAGACCACGGCCTACACCTTTGTCGATTTAAAACGCCCACTTTAGTGGGTGTTTCGAGTGGCAAAGGTAACGTTACCATGCGCATTTTCAATGCGCAAAGGTGTAAGAGTCTAAGAAGACGATGAGAAACGAAGGGGTTGGTAGGGCGCGGGTGCTGTTGCCAAGGGATATACCACACAATTTTTATAAGTCGTCGCACTGGTCGAGACATTCGCGGTAGCATTGACTGTGGTGCTGCCAAATTGTGCATTGTAGTTATTTTCACTGACGGGAACAGTGACATTGGTTGTATTGATCTGAATAAAAAAATCATAGACATATCCGGGTTGGGTGGGGAGGACAATGTTGGAAATCGAAAGGATGCCGGCGTAGAGGGAGGCACTATAGTAATCAGACGGACCGGTAGGTAAGGACGCAAACGATACGTCAAAATTCAACACGCGTAAGAGCGATGCATCGCCACTATAGGCCCCGTTGCTATAGGTCAAAATCTGTCCTCCGGATTGAGACGCTGTGTTCAAAGAAACAACAGGCGGAGTCTGAAACGGCACGGAATTGCCATTATAGGATACCCCAAGTTCAATGTAATACAGACCGGTATATAAATTAGGGAAATGCCAATGCGACCGTTTTGCGTTCGTGCCATGCAAGTCTCTTCCTAATACATTTATTGAAAACGGGATGTCGACCGAGAACGTTTGCAAAGAATTGTTGGTCTTGTCGGTGACCAGCATTGTTAGGAATGTACCGTTTTGACCATTGATGAGGGCAACGTCGGAATACGGTTTCAATAGATAGGGGGCAGTGGTGACATTGTTCGAATCGTAGGAGTAGGCGGCTGTATTTTTAACATAGTTGTAAAGAGGTATCGTCGGGTCGTTGTACAAATAGACAATAGGTCCGGGAACATCACATGACGAACTAGGAGTGGGAGCATTGTCTTTGATGACACAGTCAGGGACGAGACCGTTGGGTATGAGGGTAACATAATAATAGCCGGTCTGACCTGCGATTTGGTAGGCATTGGTGTTGATATAAGCATTTCCGTAAGAATCGATTAAATATCGGGTGGTTGGTACGATCGATAGGTTGTCGGGATATTTTATGGTGATGGTTTGGTAGGCCCCGGTATAGTCTTGGACCACAATAGTGCGGTTCGGGTAATTCACATTTCGCTGGACATTGGAATTACCGTTGACCAACTGGGACCATAGCTGCCCCTTGGTATAGTTGTTGGTCTTGGTCGAGCTTTTGTTGTTACTGTACTTGAGGGTTTCGGCTTTACGGCGCATATCCAACTGCTGCTGGGTGAAACCGCCATTAGACGGGTCGTAGGGGGATATAGGGGTGTACCGAGGGGGAGGATTCGTAAATTGTAAACGTTGTTGGCGTTGTTGACAATAGGAGGGTAATGAAAAAGTAAATACGGGATTTGCCATTAACACGATTCGTCAATCTACTTTATGCCGATACATTGTAGGGAAACCTACGACCCCTTCCCTTAAACAATAAACCACCTTGTAAATTATGTTACATATTAGGCTAACATAATTTGTTTTTGTCTAATGGAAGGGGGTGCGGGGGAAACCGTAGGTTTCCCCGCTTAGAGGCTGAGACCAGTGTACCAGGTCGACGATAAATAATCGTATCCGCCCCGGGTAGTAGAAAGCATGGGCGGTGCGCTCGTGTTCGGTCCCCAGAACACAATATTGTTGATCTGAATAACACTTAAAGCCCGATCAAAATATCTTAAATTAGATAAATTGCCGTTGAACCCGCCGTTGCCACACACGTGGACGTTGTCGTAGTTCTGTTTGGGCACATTAGACAGTATCGCCCGCTCCGTAATGACACCATTAATATAGACATCCAACATCACGTTCTCCATGCGCACAATAACGTTGATCCATTTCTTCAAAGGAATGTTAGGGATATCCACCACCGCATCCTGGCCAGCACTGTTCGATCCGTCGGAATTCATGGTGTTCATTACCACCCTCAAACTAGCGACCCCGGACTTGAATCCGAGGTAAAGTCCCGGTCCGTTGTTCGTGGTGGCGATACCTAGATGGGTAACGTTCGTGCTCCAGTCGCTGGTGCCCTTGTTAAATACATTCTGGTAGGTGGCGGTGTTGTTGGTCTGGCTGCACGACGTCACGTTGTTCACGTCCGAAATGTAGAGCCATACCGACCAGGTGAACTCAATGCCGGTCTTCTGGTTGTTCGACCGTCGCAACGTCACAGATTTTTTGTTCGAGGGATCCTGGGTGATGACGAGCCCGGTGGTTCCGCTGATCATACCTTTCACTAAATAAGGGTTGTTACCCGGGCTCAACAAGTATTGCATAAAACTCAATCCTAAAGCTAGGAGGTAAACGAACAATATGATGATGAGGACGACGAATGCGAACTTGGCAATGATGGTGTTGGAGTTCAAGAATTGTTGGGATGCCCCGGCCCCGGCCGCCGCCTTGTCAGAGAACTGGGACAGCGCATTGGTAACGTTATCTTTGAGGTCATTGTAGCCCTTTCCGATGGTCTGACCGGCGTTTCCAATATATTCGGAGGTGTTTTTTACAATATTTGGTAATTCGGTCGTTTGATATTTCACTGGTGGGGGGAGATTCGACATATTATATAATTTGGACATATTTATGCACGAGAATCTATGGATCGTGTTACTCCGTAGTGTAACATCATCCGTATCATCCACATAGAATGATGTGGCCTAGTGTAGCCCTCTAAATAATTCTGTAGGAAGATGCTACGACATCGTTCTGCAACACCTGCATTTGCACGCCGTAGTTATTCAGGGCGCCCAAAATCGTGTTCTGGCCATTGCCCTTCATGTAATATTGCCAGGCCGTCCCGGGGTCCATCGCCACCGTCCAACGGTACAAATAGGTGACATAGGCGTCAAACCCGCTTGACGAAGACGCCGTGCTGGTAGGCGGTTTACCTGAACCACTCACACCATTATATAACTGGTCTTCGCCGTTGTTATTCCCTAAATAAAGAAAGGGCGTCGCGGGGGGGATGATCGGGAAGGTCACGTTGGTCGCGTTGGTCAATTTGGCCGACTTCACCAACTTGCCGTCTAAATACACGTCCAAAAACTGGTTGTCTAAACTGGCGATGATAAACACCCACTTCTGTAGGGGGAAGTTGTTGGTGATCACCGTGGACGCGGTCGAATTGTCCGACATCTGAACATCGACCACCAACGAGGGCTGGCCCGCCATCAGGTAGATCGTCATCGTCCCCTTATGGTTTAAGATCACCTTGTTCACAGTAGGGTCCCATGAATTGACATACAACCATATCCCATAGGCGTACTGGTTGCTCGTGGCGCTGGATATGGACGTGATGGGTTGAGGGGGCGTCTTCAACGAAATCAGTGAAGTTTGCAGTGCGGTCGCGGTCGACGTATAAAACCTGTACAAAACGAATGCTAAAATAATAATTACAATTCCTAAAACAATCGCCACCGGATTCATTCTGGTTATAATTATATTATATAAATATATTCTCGTGCGCTCGTGAGCACTTAGTTCAGCGTCGGGGGATTACGCAACGACAATATGTTATAGTTATTCGTAATTTCGATCAATGACAGCGGAGCCGGGTAATACACCACGTTACAAATCGCGCCGTCCAATCCTTGGTCTTGGCCAATCGTGATGAAATCGGTGGGTTGGTACATCGGATAATTTCCTTCAAAGACGTAGGAATATTCTAAATTGCCGTTGACGAATAAATCGGCATGGGTCGACGTGAAGTTGACCACGATGTTGTTCCATTTTTGGCTGGGCATAGAGAACTTATAAAACCCGTGTTGGGTGGTGTCGTTGGTGAAATAAATACAGTATTGATCCAGGCTGTTGGTTTCAGCCGCATTTTTGGTATCATTGAAATATGTGATCTTAGGCTTTCCCCCGAACGCGCTCTCGCCCGGATTATAATTAAAAATCGTGGATTCGTTGGCGTACCCGACAAAATTACGGGCCTGGGGGTTCAAATACACCCACATCGAAAAGGCGTAATTTTGATTGTAAACCGGTACAGCGGGCATCAGTAAATTGTTTTTGGTCTTGATAAACGGGGGCAAAATATTGATCTTCCCGTTCTCCAAGGTCTGCCCAATGTCTAAAAACGCGGACCCCGGTAACAACGTTATATTTTTGGAGGTATTGATCCGCTTGATCGCTGCCGGCAAGTAAATATAACATAATATCACAATGAGTTCGACGATTAGCAGGACGAATATAGGGCTAGCCGTCATCCGGGCCTCGTTCAAGATATATTTGACAAAATCGATGAGGAGGCAGGGGATGTAAAAAATGAAATAGACGATGAACCCTGGCCAACCCGACAACGACTTCAGATAGTTCCCGACGACATAAAAGAGAATGGACAGACCGCCTAATATCATGAGTGTGGTGAGAACCAATGTAATAAAGCTGACGACTTCGTACGCGTTTTTATTCGTTTTGGCGTAGAAATAGACAAGGGACAGTAAAAACAGGGCCACAATGCCGACCTTGAACGCATTCAAATTGATGCCGCTACTGTTTGAAAAAGGAATCACTAAAGAGAGCACGACCAATAAGGGCACAATAATTAACATGGCGTAGGTGAAGGTATTGGTGGAGAGCGCGGCCGGATCGAGTGCGGCATAGAACAACACCATAATTACGGCGAAAATGATACCATACAATGCCCCGTATTTAACAAACATTCGGGATTCTTCTCCCCCAGACGGTAACGTGATCAAAGCGCGCTTAAAAAATTGGGTGACGCCGGTGATAACGAGCCATATCCAACCTGGCAGACTCGATAAAAACCATAATATAAATGAAAACACGAAGACGATCAGGTAGAGCGACCAGGAATAAAGGACGGTCTTTAAAGCCTTGGCCCACCCCTGGACATCGGCCTTGTAGAGGAATAGGTAGGTCGTGTGCACAACATTCATCAACATGAGCGTGAGAAATACGAAAAAAACGATGCCTTCCGGGGTCCGGCTACTGAACATCGCATTATGCGCATAATGATAGATCAGGATGATGGAGACGATTAATAGTAGAAATTCGATGGCGTTGTAGATGTAGAGGATACTGAGCACGTCTCTTTTCTGTAGTAGTTCGGGTATAAAATGAAGAATGTGTAGGATGAAATTTTTGATGGGGTATAAAATGGGCAACGTATCCATTATTTTTGTAATCATCGTGTTCAATGCGCTGGGGCCCGTTCTATAGGGTTCAGACATATGACGATAATGTTATTATTTATATATCGTCATATTTTTGCTGGCTAAAGGTTGATCAAAGGTTCTCGATGGTAGTCTTTTTTCCGTGACATTCTCGGCAAAGCGCCACTAAATTATCGATATGGTTGCTGCCCCCGTATTCGAGGCGGATTTTATGATCTACCTCGAACCAGGCGTTCAGTTGCTTCTGACATTCCCCGCACTTCCAGTCCTGGTTCGACGCCACATATTTTTTCTTGGTTTCACTGACGGAGCGTTTGGTAGACTTTTTACCGGACTGCGTGATGCGGTTCTCGGCGACCGTTTGTTGATTGTTAGGCATCGGAATGACAGGATAGTTGAATTGGGCGGCTTCGCTCGTAAAATCCTGTTTGGACGTAAAATCGAGGATGGGTGAAATGAAATTGCTGGTATTACGGTCGAGGGGCAAATACTTGATATAGTCGTTGGTGGTAGATATCATCTGTTTGGCTCGTAACGGGTTTTTTTTGATGAGAACATAGAGCATCAGCGCCACGAACGCTATCGCGGCCATTTGGTAATATTTTTTATACGATAATAGTTTTTTTAAATATTTGCCGTCGGTATATACATTTGCCATAAGTAATCCTGCGGCTAATACGATTAATATTTCGATACGCATGGACCCTAAACCTACTTATATATACACAGAACATAATAAGAGAATATAACAATGTTAAAAATAATAGAATAAAGTATTATTATAAACTATTATGCGGTTCAATTCAGAAATATGGGGCCCCCACTATTGGTTTTTTTTACATACGGTGGCCGAGTCCTATCCTATGTACCCCAACGAAGTGACGAAACGTAAATATTACGATCTGATCACCAATATGCCACTGTTTATACCCGACTCCGAAATGGGTGATAAATTCGGCAGAATGTTAGACAAGTATCCAGTGCAGCCCTATTTAGATAACCGTGACTCTTTTGTCAGATGGGTCCATTTTATTCATAACAAGGTCAATGTGAAGCTGGGGAAGCAGGAGATTTCTTTACCGTACGCGCTCGAAAAATATCGCGACGAATACTCGCCCAAACCCATTATATTGAGTGAGCGAATCAATATGCGTCGCCATTACATTCACGCCGCCCTCATCCTATTGTTCGCGTTTTTAATATATTATCATTGGAAGTAGATTGATACAAACAGTAGTTATATAAAGACAAACGAATATATTTATGTAGCGAGGACTACTGTTTATAAAAATATTTGTAAATGTCAGATAATTATTGTAATAATTGCGGTAAGTTGGGGCATTACTACCATCACTGTAAAATGCCGATTACCAGTATAGGTATCATTGTGTTTCGCATCAATCCAGAGAACGTGTTCGAATATTTAATGATCCGGAGAAAAGACACGTTAGGATATATCGATTTTATGCGTGGAAAGTACTCGGTCCACAACAAAGAATATGTGATGAATATGTTGAAACAGATGACCCAAGACGAAAAAAAAACACTCTTATCCAAAGATTTTAATTCTTCGTGGGAGCGTATCTGGGGGAACGAAATCATCTCGAGTCAGTACCGGTCGGAAGAATCTATTTCCAGAGAAAAATTCAATCTGTTACAAAACGGTATCTATTACAAGCACGATTACTACACATTGGCCTCTATGATTGAGGAGAGCGACGATTACGGTACTTGGACCGAGGCGGAATGGGGGTTTCCGAAAGGGCGGCGTAATTACCAGGAAAAGGATTTCGAATGTGCCTTCCGCGAATTTACGGAAGAAACCGGTTATAATTTCAAGTCGCTGAAACCGATACAAAACTTGTTACCATTTGAGGAGACGTTTACGGGATCAAACTACAAGTCGTATAAGCATAAATACTATTTGAACTATATGTCTTACGCTGACTCACTGATCATGAAGCCGTTTGAGCCTACCGAAGTAAGCAAAATGGAGTGGAAAACTTACGAGGATTGTATAGCGTCCATACGTGATTATAATTTAGAGAAAAAACGGTTGATTAGTAATATTCATAATACGCTGACGCTTTTTCGGTTGCATGGAAAGTTGTAATATATCCTCATATATTATATAGACAGTATATTAGGATGTCAAGTAAAAGCAGTAAAACCAGTAAGACCAGAAAAGAAAAGAAAATATACTGTAAAAAAGGAACACGTCGAAATCATAAAACCGGTCTTTGTGAAGAGAAAGCGAAGCCCGAACCGACCGCGCTGGAACAATTGAAGGAGGCGGCGTTTAGTTTCCATCCGTTGGAAATCTCGGAGCCGATTTTACCCGAACCGGCCCTCGTACCCAAAAAACGTAAAATGGTTCTCGAATGTAGTAAGAATTATGTTTTACAGGATTCAGATCTACCTCGCAAGGCGGCATTGGAGAACTTGACCGGTCCAGAATTGCGAAAAATACACGCTAGTCTCATCAACGATCCGTCGGTTCTCGATCGTACCCCGGGGGTGAAGACCAAGGAACAATTAATCACCTTGGTCATTTGCTTGGAGAACGAGAAGAAGCGGAAAGCCGTTGTGACTAACGTAGTCACTGTCGCCGATGTCGCCACTGTCGCCGATGGACCCACCTTGTTCGCGGACTCGTTGTCTTTGAAACCTTTACAGATTGAACCGATACAGCCTTTACGGTCTGAACCAGAACCGGTGCAAGAATTACCCAAAAAACGTGTCAAAATGGTTGTTCGTGAACCTAGTGAGCCATTGTCCGAGCCCGATTTAGATGAAGAAACTAAAATAGACCTGGATTCTGTCGTTACGGAAGAAGACGAATACGAACCCGAACCTATAAGTGATACAAATCATGCGGACACGATTGTGGATGAGCCTGTTGGAGAACCTGCGCTGATCGAAGAAATGACTGAAAAAGAGAAGGAATTGACCGATAAAATCGGACTACCCTCCGTGGCCAACGAGGGCGAACAAGATAATTCTTTTTTATTTGAGAAAGAAAAAGTGGAAAGGGAGAACCTGGTCAATGACACGTTTGATTTTTTATACCCCGATTTGAACGATCCTAACTTCAATATTAAAATCGCTAAGCGTAAGGAATTCAACGAAACCCAGTACGACGGCACCATATATGATATCAAAGAACAGGCCAACAAGTTATGTAACGTGGATTTTGAGCTCATGCCCCACCAACTTTTCGTGAAAAATTTCATGTCCATGCAAACACCATACAATGCCTTGCTTTTATACCAGGGTTTGGGTACTGGTAAGACCTGTACCAGCATCGGAATCGCGGAAGAAACGAGAGCATATATGAAGCAGATCGGTCTGAACCAACAAATCTTGATTATTGCGAGCCCTAATGTCCAACAGAACTTTCGGCTGCAACTGTTTGACGAGCGCAAATTGAAACTGGTCAATGGACGCTGGATCTCGGACACGTGTGTTGGTAACGCCCTGTTACAAGAAATCAACCCCACCAACCTGACCGGTATACCGAAGGATCGTATTGTGAGCGAAGTCAACACCATCATCAACCGTTATTATTCTTTTATGGGATATACCGAATTAGCGAACTATATTCGGCGTCATAGTGAAATTCCGCGGGCGTCTAGGTTCTCTATGGAAGAACAAAAACAGTTACGCATACGGAAAATTCATAAGTATTTTGACAACCGCCTCATCATCGTGGACGAGGCCCATAACATCCGTATTTCGGAGGATAACCGCGAGGAAGCCAAGACCGCCGCCCTTCTCATGGAGGTGGCGCGCTATGCGAATAACATGCGGCTCGTATTGTTATCGGCCACGCCGATGTATAACAGCTATAAAGAGATCATCTGGTTGACCAATTTGTTGAACGCGGTGGACAAGCGGGCCAGTATTAGCGAGAGCGACGTTTTCAACAAAGAGGGCGAATTTTTACCGGAACGCACCACCAAGGACGGGAAGAAATTGGAGGGAGGCCGCGAGCTTTTGCGACGTAAACTCACCGGCTATGTTTCCTATGTGCGGGGGGAGAACCCGTACACGTTTCCTTACCGTATCTATCCAGACACCTTTTCCCCCGACAACGCCCTGACCGCCGTGAAGACCTATCCGGTCCAACAATTGAACGGCCGGACCATCGAAGAACCGCTGAAACATACCCCCGTCTACCTGTCCCCTATGGGGGACTATCAACGCGTCGCCTACGGATTTATCATGAATCATCTACGTAATAAAACTTTCATTATGACTAATAAATTTGGACAGGTTCGAGAACTTCCGTCGTTCGAAAATATGGACTCTTTTGGCTATATTTTGCTTATGCAGCCCCTGGAAGCCCTTAATATAACGTTCCCATCGGGTCCGGGCTCTTCGACCCCTTTACCGAATCTTGCTGAACTGACCATGGGGATCGAAGAGGTCGGCAAAGAGGTGTCCGAGCCCTACCCCGAAGAAAGAAACGAAGAAATCATCAAAAATATTGTCGGAAAACGCGGTCTGTACCGTATAATGTCGCGTAAAGAGGACAAGGGTACCATACCTAATATCTATGATTTTGAATACAAGTCCGAATATAAGGAGAACCGGATGTTCCATCCCACCAATATCGGAAAATATAGCGGTAAAATCGCCAAAATTTGCGAATCTATCCGTAATTCGGTAGGAATCGTACTGATATACACCCAATATATCGAAGGCGGTATTGTTCCCATCGCCCTCGCCCTGGAGGAAATGGGGCTCGGACGTTTCAGTGTGGCGAGCCATGCCAAATCGTTGTTTAAAGATGCGCCAACCGAGCCTATCGATGCGCTCACCATGGCCCCGCTCTCCCAGTATTCCCCCGACACCCCCTTCCAGCCCGCTAAGTATATCATGATCACAGGTAATAAGGCGTTTTCCCCCGATAATTTGGCCGATATCAAGTATGCGACGAACCCGAATAACAAGAACGGCGAACGTGTCAAGGTGATATTGATCTCCAAGGCGGGGTCGGAAGGGCTTGATTTCAAATATATACGCCAAATCCATATTTTGGAGCCTTGGTATAACATGAGCCGTATTGAGCAGATCATCGGGCGCGGGGTACGTAACTTGAGTCACTGTGGTCTCGAGTTTGAAAAGCGTAATGTAGAGATTTATCTGCATAGCACGCTACCGAGCCAATCTGCGACGGGGGTGGACGAAGAACCGGCGGATCTATATGTCTATCGGTTTGCGGAGAAAAAGGCCGAACAAATTGGCCGCGTGACCCGGCTCTTGAAAGAGAACGCGGTCGATTGTATTTTGAACGTGGGTCAATCCAATTTTACGATGGAAAAACTGACGGAGTTGGTGCAAAATCGCGATATCAACATCCAGCTCTCTAGCCGGGCCGGGGAAGAGGTGCCTTACCAGATCGGTGACCGCCCGTACACCCAATTATGTGATTATGCGGATAATTGTGCGTTTACGTGCGATCCCAACGCGGGTCCTATCGAGGAGGCCGACATCATCCAGAACACATACAACAATGATTTTTTGAAAATGAACTACATGGCCATTGTCAAGCGGATACGCGACCTGTTCCGAGAACGCGTCTATTATAGCCGCGACGAATTGATCGCGTCGGTCAATGTGGTGAAAAAATATCCGACGAGCCACATCGATTACGCTTTGACCAGGTTCGTGGATAATAAGGGCGAGGTGGTGTTTGATCGCTGGGGACGTACAGGGTATTTGGTGAATCGTGGTGAATATTATGCGTTTCAACCGATGGAAATCACCGACGAATCGATTTCGCTCTACGAACGGGTGTTGCCACTAGACCAAAAGCGCGAATATGTCGAATACGAATTACCTAAGGAGAAGGGACCCCTGCCTGCGGAAGAAGGGATCGAGGTCGCCGAAGGTGTCGATGGAACGGAAGGCGCGGAAGGCACGAAAGAACAAACACTGACGGATCAATATAATGCCATCGTGGGCGATCTGAATCGATCGATCGAAATGTTGAAGGAATGGCGTACTATCCGCGCACAAGAGACGAGAAAAATACCGACCGGAGAATCGGATTGGTTTACGAACGCGGGATATATTTTTTCTACTATCACAGAGAACCATGGTATCCCGGAGAACGACATGCTCCAATTTGCGGTGTACCACTTTTTAGATACGTTACCGACCGAGAGCCGTTTGATCCTGATAAAATATTTGTATAGTTTGGAGAACGAGGGTACGGAGCCGGAAGACGAGGGGAAATTGCGGGCTTATTTTGATACTAAAATCGTGGAGGTACGGGGGAAAAAGTGCGCGGTTCTCGTTTCCGATAAATTGGCGGAAACCAGCGACGAACAGTTTAAGATCTATGTGCGTGAAAGTGCCTTGACCTGGAACCCGGCGGAGCCGACGGACCGTATCGCGGCTCTGAAAGCGATTATACCGTTGGCGCTTGTCCCACCTAATAACATTAGCCGACTGATGGGATTTATGCAGGTGTTCCGTAACAACGATGTGGTGTTTAAAACCATGGATTTACAGAATAAATTGAAGAAAGGTTCTCGATGCGGGGGGGAAGGGAAGAAGGATATCATGAAAAAACTTAATATCATTTTGGGGGAGGAGTTCAAATATACGGAGGAGAACACGGAGGACACCGATGCGGGCAAAAATTTGATTGTTAAACCGGGGATGTGTATTATTTTAGAAATGTTACTGCGATTTTTTAATAAAACGAAACGCGACGGCAAAACCTGGTTTTTAGACTTGGAGAGGGCGGTTCTCAATAAACTTGTCAAGTAGGGGAACCAAGGTTCCCCTCAGGGCGCTTTCAGCGCCCAAGGTGGAGCCCCTGCGGGGCTCAATCCCTACAACCCCCTCCTTCTATTTTTATAACCAGTTTATAAAGATCCTTTCATTTAACTCTGTAAAATGGTGTGCAAAGATCTTTTACAGAGTTAGAGGAAGGGATCATAATGGAAACCTAGGTTCCCCTTAAAAATTGAAGATAATTTCCTATAATAATTCTGAAATTACCCGAATAACACATCCGTTTATTGCTGTAAATGAAGATCCCTTTGAAGACTCTCAATAAGTACATCATTGATAATGGCTTTACTATACTAGACATTATCAATGATTCCAGCTATCTTCTGAAAATATCTTCAAGAAAAATGATAGAATGTGCCGAAAAAGGATTTGTTAATCGGTCCCCTCATTCTCAGCGTCCTGCAGCTTGGAATAAAACAAATATTGATAAATTTTTGGAGGATGTCGTCCTGCCAATCTACTATGGATCCGGTCATGTTCAGGCCGTACCCGATCTAATGTTGGCTATGTGCGACGAGTACATATACGATGATAAAATGTTGAAGTTATGTCTCATCGACGGAGGTAACCGACTAAGAACATTAGCCAATTTTTGCGGAGTAAAGCCTTTTATTCAGGGAAAGAAAAAAAAATACGACCCCTGTTTGGAGATCTCATTGAACGGAAAGATCCACCAACTTTACTTTGCTCAAACCGAACTAACTAAAGAGAAAGAGAAGGAGATTGGAAATGTTATTTATTTGACCCAAGAGCAACAGGAAAAATTGTTGAATTTTACGTTTACCGCCAAACTCCCGTTTCGTACTCATACGTTTGAAGAATTGAATAAGGCGTTCAATAGCTACCAAAACTCTCAACCCATTGCAAAAAATTCTTCTGAATATCTCAAGAACGTCAATTTCCCCCTTGGGTCATTTTGTTTGAGAAGACCCGTTTATGAAAATATGTACGATTTGACCGCTGACCTTATTAACAGCGAAAAATTCTATGTTCAAATTACAGCAATGTTTTATTTACTTTATTATGCAAACAAAACACAGTTCTCTGAAAAGTCATTTTTAGATATAATATCGAATGACGATAAGAACTTGAATAAAAAGATCCGAGTCAGTGAAGATATCAATGTGGATTTGAATGGCACCGCCGAAGATTTCAGCAATTTTGAGAATACGATCGATCGGTTTACTACATTTATGCGCAACTTTTGCAATGATAACGCAATCAGTATGATATTGTTCAAATCCTTTTATTTAGTTATTTTACGCGCAAATAGAACTGATAGATGTATGGAAAAAATGCTGGAAAATAAGGTTGCCATACTCGCCTATGATAAGGAATACAACAAAAAGGTGTGGTATGGTAAATCAAATGAACAAAAGATCCCCTATAATATCGATGACATTAAGGTTAGGTTTGAGGAAACGATCAAACTCTTGGAAAGTTTTCCTACTCGGCAAAAGTTTGTCATAAGAAATTCTCAAGAGGTCCAGATTTCGTCCGACGACGATATTAGCACCATTACCCGAAAAACGGATCGATCTACTATCCCATTAAAAGAAAAAAAACTGGTGTTTATGCGCGATTTTGGTGACAATGTGAGTATTTATTGTTTGTGTTGCAATAAGCGTAAAATTAACGTAAGAAATAGACATTGTGGTCATATTATTTCGGATCATGATGGCGGTCCAGCAGTTAAAGAAAATCTGATATCCATTTGCAAAAAATGCAACGGCAATAGCGACGACGGAATGGGTACAGAAAATCTATTCAAATTTCAAGAACGTCGGTATCCAGATGCGCCTTCTGCGCGTAAATATATGGAGAGGATGAACTCGATTGCCGAAATTAAGGTGAAAAACGATATTACTAATTTTACGGTAGACGAATTAAAAGATATTGCACGAAACAATCGAGTGCCTATTTATGGTACCAAGCAAGTTCTTTACGACCGCGTTAAAGCGTTTATTGGCTACGAATAATAATCTCTCAAAGGATGGTTCATAACCGATTTACAGAGTTAGAGGAAGGGATCATAAGGGAAACCTAGGTTTCCCTTAAAAATTGAAATAATACAATGATATAGACATAAAAGTATATCATTATAATAGATGCAAGCTCGCAACCAAGATAGAAGTAACCGTAAAATTTATGGTGTCTATACCCAATCTTTGTTAACCATGAAGGTGGTTCTCCCCATCGTGGAAGTAGGTAAGAACATGAAAGAAAATTTAGAAAAAATCATTTCGCGGCGCAACGAGGGGAAGTGCATTGCCGAGGGGTTCATCCGCCCCGGGTCTATCAAGGTGGTTCGTTATTCCAGCGGCAATGTGATGGGGCAATACGTGGAATTTGAGACCGTGTTCGAGTGTATGATTTGTCATCCTGTCGAGGGGATGTTGATCGAGTGCGATGTGAAAACCATTACCAAAGCCGGTATTCATGCCGAGGTGGTCGATAGTGCTGGGGCGGTGCCGATTACCGCGTTTATTGCTCGTGATCACCATTTCAATGATCAGAACTTTTCGGAAATCAAGGAGAATGCCAAGATTGTGGTCCGGGTCATTGGTACCCGCTACGAACTAAACGACCCTTATATTTGCGTCATTGGTAAGTTGGTGGAAAGGAAGGAGAGCCGCGGCGGTTCTCACCCTAAGTTGAATATTTTAGATGAAGACGTGGAGCGGGACGCTATGGTTCACGATATTTATGACGACGACGATTTACACGAATGAAACCATTCGTCTACGTTACCGACATTCGTCGGTTTAGAGTAGGGTGGCCATGTAAAAGTTCTCCAGATACTATAACTATATTGTTTTTAATATCAATGAGCATAGATTGTAACGATAGTTTGACCATTAATATTGATAAGAACAAGGAGGAAAGTGCCAAAATTTTAGGGGTGAACCGGGATGCGGACATTAGAGAGGTGAAGAAACAATATTTTAAGTTGGCTGCGAAATATCACCCCGATAAGGGCGGAGACAAAGAGACATTTCAAAAGATCAGCAATGCATATTCTTTTTTGGCCGATATACCCGAATACGAAGCGGATTATAAAAAACGGTGTGACGAAGACGACGAAGTGCAAGCTGAAGCGAAACCTACTGAATCTGCCATTGCGAAAGAACCTATTGTTGTATCCACCGGGCCCATTGATGCGAAAGTGCCTATCGTTCCTACCGAGACGAAAGTACCGACCGATGCGACAGAACCCGTGAAAGTGAATGAACCTTCCGATACTTACATACCAACTGAACCCGCGAACCCTTACGTACCTTTCGTTCCGACCAAACCTACTGAACCTGTGAAAGTCAATGAACCGACCATACCAACTGAACCCGTGAAACCTTCAGAAACTTACGTATCGATCCAACCTGTGAAAGTAAATGGACCGTCTACGCCTTCCGTATCGACAACAGTGTCCGAGCCTTTACAGTTGATCCAATCGAATCGTCCTCTGGATACTATGAACCCCCCTCTACCGGCCGTCCCCGTACCCGCATTGGTGCTACCACCCAATAATCTCGCCAAAATACCCCTAGACGAA